CTTCCGCTGTTGCTGGCACTGCTTCTGCGCGGCGAAAATATCAATGGCACTCTTTTGACTTCCGCCGCCGAACAGCGTTCTGAACGCACCCGGCGGTTCGTTAGCCTTCTGGGCTGCATAGGCGATGTCAGAGACGGCCTTGCCCCACTCTGACAACTGCGAAGCCATGTCTTGGATTTCACGGCCAGCCGCAATGCCTTGCTTCAGCAGGCCGAAAGCCTTGCTGCCGACGCTGATGGCAAGACCTATGCTGGCAGGGTCGAACATCTACAGGCTCCAGAACGGCGGGCATGGAAAGGCGGGATGAACCGCCAGTGCTACGTCCGCAGTATACCTGCAAATTTTGACAAACACACTAACGCCGTCGATCCAAAGGTGCGTGTACGCCACCCAGATCAACGGCACATTCACTTTGCCAGACCTCTCAAGAGCGCATCGATCTTGTGGTCAAGGTTGTCGATCCGAGCGATCAGCATGTTAATGCTGGACTGCACGTCGGTCTTGGTGACGTAGTCGCGGGCCATCTCCTCGCGTGTGCGATTGAGCAGGATTTGAAGGCGCTGCACCTCGTCGGAATGGCCCTTGAGAATCCAGCCGACGAGGGCGAGGATCGCTGATAGGCCTGCGCTCCAGAGCATCTCAGGTGTCATCAGATTACCAAGGCAAGCCGTTGAGCGTGACCGGGTTTTTCTGGGCTTCGATCTGGGCTTCCAGCGATGCCTCTGCGGCGGCTTTGTCCACCGACCCCCAGACCCATGCCAGCACGTCGGCTTCGGTCAGGCTGGCGTAAGGCTTGAAGCCCGCAGCCGATGCGTCAGGGGTGAAGCCTGCGGTGCCGTAGGCCGACGCGGAGTGATCCCCGTCAACGGCAGTCACGCGCCAGTGAGCCACGGTCACGCCACCGTCAGCAGCGTTGCGGTCAAGCTGAGCAATGCTCCAAGTGATCGTCGTCATTCTTCAGTCTCCTTCTTGAGCGAGGCGGTCAGCATCTGCATGAAGGCATCACGGCCCACTTGAAGCTGGTCGAGGTTGAAGCGCGTCGAACCGATCTTGCGGTCCAAGTCTGCCACATGGTTGATCAGAACCTTCTGCTCGTCGGTCAGTTGGTCCTCTTGATAATCCACGTTATTGATCGTGATGGTTACTGGTTTTTTCTCGGCCATCGTGATCCTCCTTCTGGTTAGGGGTTGCGGTTCTCTAGTTCTGCCACGCGGGCGGTCAGTTCCTGAATGGCTTTCACAAGGATGGGGATCAGCGTTTCCTTGCTAACACCCATCGTCTTTCCGGCCCGTTCCTGTGGAGTGTCGCTATCCTCAAACGGCACTTCTTCTCCGGTCACTGCCTCAGGAACAACGTCTTTCAACTCTTGCGCGACAAAACCAATGCTAAACTGGTCGTTGTCTTTGAGTGTGTACTGGCGCGGGCGCATGGCAAGCACTGTTTGAAGGCCGTAATCAAGGTCTTCAATGTTGTCCTTAATGCGTTTGTCCGAGGCAAAAGTCCACGCAGTAAAAGTGTTAAGGCCAATCAGTACCGCATACCTTGATAGGTTGGCGGTGCCGATGTAGAAGTCAGTGGTGTTAGCTTGGATGGTATAGTAATAGGTCGATGCGGAACCGCCTTTGAAACCAATGCTACTTTGGATTCCGATACTCCCAGCACCCGCGAACGGTACAGCCGTCGCAGACCCCACCAACACGTTCCCGCTGGCGTCGATGCGGGCGCGTTCTGAAAGAGAAGTCACATCAGACTGAGGAGAGCCGCCCGTTGTCCAAAACCGCAAGGACCCGTTATTGCTGTCCGTTACAGCCGTGGCATCAATCCCTGCAACAGTTCCGTTGACGGTGCTAAACCCAATCTGGCCGAGAGTTGATGCGCCGCTGTCTGTCTTTGCCAACAGAATTGCGGAACTTCCTGCGGTTCCAGCAAGGTGCAGCTTTTTACTTGGGCTTGCCGTCCCAATCCCCACTCTGCCCGCAGAGTCGATCCGCATGCGTTCGGTGGCGTTGGTTCCCAACCTAATGTTCGCGTTGTTTATGTTCCAGACATAAAAATCTGCGTTTCCCCCACCAAAACCTGTATAACCACGCTCGATGGTATCGCTGCCACGGAAACTAAAATACCCAATGCCTGTGGTGCTAAGGTCGCCAGTGGACTGCAAAATCATCGCCGTATCAGACGAGCGAATACGACCTATAACATCTAAGGCAACAGTAGGAGAGCTTTTGTTAATCCCCACGTTGCCCGAGGAGTCGATCCTCATGCGTTCTGAAAGAGTTGTACTGCCGCTTGCCACTGTAGAAAACAGCAAGCTAGAGCCGTAGTTAGTTGCCGACCATGCGCCTACCGCCAAAGCCCCAATTTGCGCGCCGTCAGCGTAGTTCGTCGCATCGTAACGCCCGCCAAAGTTCACCGCGCCAGCACCGGAATTGTTAGCTAAAACGACGTTCCGATACAGGTCGATGACTGGTGGGTTGGCGTCACCTACGGTCAGGGTGCCAGCAACGTCTGCTTTGCTTCTTGGGCTGGTCGTCCCAATCCCCACGTTACCCGATGCGTCGATGCGCATTTTTTCGGCAAACTCGACAGTAGAACTGCGGGTAGTAAAAGCTATAGCCCCCTGTTGATTTGCTTGAGATACATTGATGAACTTAATCTCTGCGTTTTGGTCCCCAGAAGCATCCCTGTTTTGTATAGACGTATAATTACCGTTAGTGTCACTGCTGTTTTGTAGCGTCAGCCCCACACAAGTGCTAATGCCTGTTGTAGTAGCTGTGCTGGAATCAGTGACGTGTAATCTGCTGTCAGGGGCCGTATCCCCAATCCCCACGTTGCCCGAGCTGGAAACCCTGACGTGTTCAGTCCCCATGCGAGAAAAGGTCAGTGCGGAGATGGGGGAAAGCCCAACATCCCAATACTCATTAAGAGTGTCTCCAGCACCACTTTCAGCAAAACGAATAGTAGCGTTGGCCGTCGATGTGGATGTGTCGGTGTCACGAATTGTTAGGATTGGATCGGCACCGACAATCTCGACGATAGTATCAGGGCTACTTGTCCCAATACCCACGTTGCCCGAGGAGGTGATAGACATTGCGTTGGTGACGCCCCGCCTAAAATTGGCAACATCAGAACTGTCGATGTCTATCTTAAACGAGGTTCCAGCGGCCCCGTTACGCTGCATAAGGAAGCCGCTGTTTGCCCCATCGCCAGAAGCCTGATTTATAACAAGCCTATTGTTGGACACACTTGTGCTTGTGCCGATAAGCACGTTGCCCGAGCTATCCACCCGCAACCTTTCTGCCCCACTCGTCTCCACAGTCACCGTATCAGCGGCAGGGAAGCGAATGGCGGTGTTCGTGTCACCCGAATGCACGATCTTGTCGGCAATGGTCACGTCGCCAGAGAACGTACCCGTTGTTGCGCCCACATCGCCCGTAACGGTAACGCCTGTGGCTGTGGTGGCGAGTCTTTCAGAACCTGCGTAATATGCTCGGACAGCATCACCGTCTGTTGCAGACAGCATTGTTAAAGTATCAGCAGCGTTGCGGACAGAAAAAATGCTTGCAGGGATTTTTAAAGAGCCAGCGCCAGCATCTTTAATAACACTGTTCGCGCCATCATGGTAAATCTGCAAGTCAGACCCAGCACCGAAAATGGCCTTGTCGTTGTCTCCAAAGGTCATGTCCCCGGAGGACACAAAGCTGGTGCCTGTCACCGTGGTGAACGTCCCGGCAGCAGCAGAAGACCCACCGATAACAGCCCCGTCGATGGTGCCGCCGTTGATGTCCACGGATGTGATGGTGAGGGACGACAGGGTGTTGCCCGAGAGGGCCGCGTTGAGGTTGGCGTCTGACACGTTGGTCAGATCGGCCCGCGCCGCTTCCACACCGCCAGCGGTAGAGCCGTCATGGACGTGGATGGACTTGTTCGTCGTGTTGACGCTTATTTCACCCTCCGCACCCGTGAAGCTGGTGTGCTGGGTGGACGTGCCACGGCGGCGCTGGACTTGTTTGGTCATCTGTCACCTCGGAGGTTATGCCGTCTTATATCATGGATTTGGAGCGGTGGGCTAGGTCATACATTGATGTTGTAGAGGACGAGACCCGCTTGGTCTTGCGTGTCGGCTCCATATCCATCGAAGTTCACAAAGTCCAAAAGCCCGTAAAGACACTGGATTTGAGTCGCACTTGTTCTCTGAAGTCCTACAACACAATTTCTCAAGCCAGTAGGACCGCCACTTGAGTTTAGCCTTCTCCTTGTGTTGCCAGACAGGGCGAACCAGCTTGTCGTTTCGTATGTCGTGGCGTTCCTCAATGGCCCCTGTATCCTGACAAGCGGCCAAGATGATGACCAAGTTATGTCTTGGTTTTCGTTCCAGACAGTGGCCCCATAAGTCGCCGATCCGTTGCCAAGCACATTAAACGGCTTGAGGACGGCAACCTGCAACGAGGCAAAGCTTGTAAAAACGCGCCCCAGCCCCGCGTAATAATAAACAAACCCACCGATTGGGATGTTGAATGCAAGGATAGCCGAAGCCCGGTTTGCATCTCCTGTCCAAACTGCGTCTGTGGTGTAGTCATGAAACCCTGTTCTCAAAATTTGCGACGTGACGGGCGCAGTTGGGTTTAATGGATCGTATGTGGCATAAAAAAATGATGAACTAGGCCTGTTCAGGCCTGAAAGAGTGACCTTTCTTTCATACGCAAATGCGGCGAAATTAGAGTCAAAGACTGTATCCCCGGTGGAGTCATAAGCTACGATTCCGTAGGACATTAGACGGCTCCGCTGGCAAAGAAAAACACGTCAAAGTTTCTAGACCAGTTCGTATCGTTGACTGCTCCAGATCCTCCAACCGACCAAGAAAAGACCTTTGATGAATTGTCAAATACCATTCTTGGCGTTGCTGCGGCATTCACGTTGCTTCTTGCGTAGAAGAAACCACTGGCCGAATTGAACTCAGGCACAGACTGAGACCCGTTCCAATCTCTTGCCTGCACTATTCTGAGCAAACGAGCGCCACGGAAAACTTCTGGCGTGCTGGTAAGGCTGGTGATGTTTGGGATCAGGATGCCATAACTCATGCCAAGTTTCCGATCCTAACGCGAAGTGTGCCGCTGCTGTCGAACACGCTGATCTTGTCATCTTGAATGACGAGACGTGCGCCTGAAGGTGCGCTTTGCAGGGTGCCGATGGTCGCGCTGACGGCTGACAGAGATGACACATTCAGCTTATCTGCCGTGACCGCTCCAGCCGCAATGGTAGCCGCCGTGATTTGGCCTGCCGCGATCTTAGAGGTGATGATCGACCCGGCGAGGATTTTGTCTGCGGTGACGGCATCAGTCGCGATCTTGTCGGCGGTGATCTGGCCAGCCGCGATCTTGGCGCTGACCACGGCGTTGGCCGCGATCTGATCGGCGTTCACAGCGCCAGCCGCGATCTTGCCCGCTATCACGCTGTTGGCTGCCAGCTTGTCGGATTCAATCGAGCCAGCCGATATCTTGGCCGCCGTCACAGCATTGGCCGCGATCTTATCTGCGCTGACCGCGTTGGCTGCGATCTTGTCTGCGGAGATGGCCCCGGCGGACACTTTATCAGCGGTGACTGCGCCAGCGTCAATCTGAGTTGCGGTCACAGAGTTGGCAGCAATCTTGGATGTCGTGATCGCGTTGTCGGTGATCTGCGTGCCTGTGATCTGGCCAGTGAGATCGGTGGCAGGTACAGCCGCCGTCCACGCTGCCCCGGTGTAGCGATACATCTTGCTGTCGGTCGTCAGCAGGACAATGCGGCCTTGATACAGGTCCACAGACGGCAGAGACGCGACAACTTCGACGGGGCGCAGGCTGGTCGGGAACAGGCTTGCCCCGAGCGTGCCGTTGATGTCCGACGTGCTGACAGCCGCCGTCCATGCGCCACTGACAAGCCGATACAGTTTGCCGTCTGTCGTCAGCACGACAACCTGCGGGCCATCGTATCCTGCCACTGTCGGCAGGGTGTTGACGACACCGACAGGCTCAATGCCAGCGGCGAAGGATGCAAAGGTCAGAGACCCTGCCTCGACCGATGACGCGGTGTAGATGTCTGTGGACCATGCCGACGTTGCAGCGTCCCAGCGATAGATCGTGATCTCCGGCAGCAACAGGACAAGCTGGCCGTCAAAGCCGCCTGTAGCTGGCAGCGACGAAACAGGCTCGACCCCGAAGGCACCAGCCTCGGTAAAGAGATCGTTGACGGCTTGGTCGAAGTCCGCAGGATCAATCAAGAGCGTGGTCGAGTTGACCGATGTCGTGAAGGGCGACTTGTTCAGCGAATAGTCAACAGCGCGAACCCAGTGATACAGGGTGGTCTCATTGGCAAGATTGGCGCGCACAAAGTTCGAGCCAGAGGAGACCCCGATCAGGCTGGCCGACGCAAGGTTGTTGGTCGTGTTTTCCCAGACCTCGACAAAGTTGAAGTCTTGGTCTGCCGGGTTGATCCAGCGCAGTTCGATGTATTTCAGACCCGGCGAGGATGTCAGGTTGGACGGCGTGCCGGGTGGCGTCGTGTCGCCTGCCGAAGCGATGGATGAAGACACGAAGGCCGACCGCACGCCAAGGCTGTTGATGGCGCGAACACGGATTTGATAATCGTAGCCGTTCAGGACGGGCTGGATGGTGAATGTGTTAGAGGTGCCAAGAACCGATGAGTATTCGGAATCTGGCGTTAGGATCGGCTCGTTGACAAGCCCGTAATCCTCGGTCGAGGTTGAGGAGACAGTGATGCTGCCCCAATCCTCGCTCTCGTCCTGCGCGGCGGCAATCGTGCCATAATCCTCTTCGCCGCCGAGGCGCTTGTATTGCACTTCGTAATACTGAACGAAGCGGTCGGTCGAAGCCGTCCAAGTGGCGCGAATGGCCGGGATGGCAATGCCGTCGTCGTTCAGCACGGTCGTCGCGGTCAGCGTCAGGTTCGACGGCGCTGGCACGGTGTTGAACACAGGCAGAGACGTGTTGTTGCCGATGATTGCTGTCTCGTCGGCATCCCAATCAAAGGCTGCTTCTGAGGTCTCGCGCAGTGTCAGCCTGACACGCAGATCGCCCGCATCGCCGTCGGCGAAGAAGTTCCAGCCGACAACCTCGAATTCCTTTTCCGACCAGCCGTAGCGGCTGTTGGTCATGGCAACGATGTCGCCGACCTGCACGTTGAACGCGGCCATGCCGAAGTCTGCCGACATGGTGATCTGCTCTCGCCCACGGTTCAGCGTGAGTGCGCCGATTCGCTGGGCGGTGGCAGGCGATGTCGTAAAAGGCAGTACCAGATCGACCGGGGTTTCGACGTTGTTGTCTTCGGCCAGATATGCCGCGCTGGTGATCTCTGGATAGTCGGCGACGATGTAGCCCTGCGCGCTGTCCACAAAGGTGCCGCGAACCACGTTGAACACGTCGGCCATCGACTGCCGCGTCTGCATCTGGATCGGGCTGCGGAGGTCATCCAGCGTGAACGTCTTTACCGGGTTGGTGTAGTAGGCTGGCTTGAGTTGCCAGTTGCCTTGGCCCCAGAACAACATGCCAGCGCAGGCGGTCATCATGTCTTGCAGGACGGCACCCGGCGTTTGATCTGCGCGGATCACGCCGTTCATGGTGTAACGCTTTTCGGTGCCGCCGACCGCGAGGGTCACGTTTTCGTCAGAGACGTTTGCCGCCGTGGCAAACACGGTTTCGTCAACGCCAACATCGCCGAGGCCATAGTCGGCAATGATGTAATCGCGCACGCAGAGGGCCGCATTGGTAGAATGCCCGGTAGATGCGCTGCGCGGGTCGTAGACCTTCTTGCCGTTCACGATGGCGGTGAACAGCGGAATGCCGTTGGGGAAGGTGTCCTGATCGTATTCGAGGCGGACATAAAGATAGGCGATGCCGTAGCCGATGAAGTTGCTGTCGATCTGGGCGCTTTCGGCCAAGAGTTCAGCCGGAGCCGTCGTTTGCGCCCCGGTGTACTTCTTGATGCGGATTTTGCTGTTCCAGTTTTGGCTGGTGACAAAGCCGCTGCCGTCCATCGTGACGACATCATCGTCAACGTAAATGCTGCCGATTGATGCAACCTCATGGCCCGCCAGCGTGATGATCATGTGCAGGTATTGGTTGTCGGACCCAGTGGCTTCCAGATAGGTGATCGTGCCACCTTTACGGGTCGTGCCGTAAATATATTCCTGCGGAGCGGCGGCTTCGCGTGAGTTGACCAGCGTGCCTTGCACGCCACCAAGAGAAGGCTTCGGGGTTAAAGCAGAAAGCGCCCAAGATGTGACAAGCGTCGTGGCAAAGTAGCCGACCGCACTGATCAGCAAAACAGAACTCGTCTGAATGCTCAGGGCCGCAAGGATTGCGTTTCCGACCGTGATGGGATCACGGACAAGGCCACCGGGATGCGAAAGGCTGGTTGTGCCAGTAAGCAGCTTTTTAAGCGGCGTCATTTCTCACCCATGCGCTGTCGATGTATTCGATGGGGTAGTATACCACGCCGCCGCCAGAAAGAAATGCCGCGCTGGAACCTACCGAAATCCCAAATCCAACACCGAGATAAGACGTGTTCAGTATCTTCTGGCCCGCAAGAACCAGTGCGCCTCGAGGCGGCACCGCGCTGGCCCGCGTCAGCCGCTCACACAGCGCATCTTCGACGCTATCGAAGCCATACTCCCGCCGCAGGCCAGCTCGCGTCAGAGGGCGGCTCCCAGCGAGATAGCGGCCAGCCCAATCGTCGGCCCAACCTTCGCCGTGCATCCTGCGCCACGCTTCATTGGTAAACAGCAGGCAATCCCAGACGCCCCACTTGAAGGATCGGCTGTGAACCTCACGCAAGAATGCGTGAAGCGCCTTCATGCTTCCTTGCGGCCCCATACGACAGCCTTGTCTTGCAGATCGGCGACATAGCTGAAGAACGTGTCGCCGGGATGGCGGGCTTGGTGGCTTTCGTGCGTGTAACGGCGAACCCGCGCACGGTTCAGTTCGACCAGCTTGCTTTCGATGGTGAGCGTGATGGTGGATGTCTCGCCACTGTCCTCAATGGACATGATGTTCATGTAGCCCGAGAAAACCTCGACCACATCGTTGGCGTTGGAGACGCCGAAATAAATGTTGCAGGTGCGCCGCTGGTAAGGCTCTGCCAGCGCCAGCGCGACGATGGCATTGTCGATCCCGCTCAGGGTGACCGATGCCGACTTGGCCGACAGGTCTCCGGCTTCTTCAAGCCCGCTGATCGTCAGCAGGTTGCCAGTGCCGAGATAGATGTTCGCGCCAATCGTGCGGTCACCGTAGCCCGTCCACAGCCGCAGCGGAGCCGTGTCGAACAGCATCTCGACCGCGTAGAACGGGTAGACCTCTGGCTGGGCAAGCGCGCTGATGATGGATGCTGGAACTGTGCGTGCCATCAGATCGCCTCCATCGCGCCGAAGCTGATGCCGTAGATCGACGCCTCGTTTATCGACCATGCCTGCTCGTTGGACGACAGGCGGAACAGACCTTTGGCGCTGCTGACCGTGACGGCGGCATTGTCGGCGGGAGCGGTGCGGACATGCGGCCAGAGTTCGAGTGTCACGTTGCCGCTGGCATCGCTGTTGGTGTCAACGAGAACCTTGTGCAGCCGCGCCGTCAGGCCGCTGCCGATCTGCACATAGTCGCCAGCCTTGAGCCAGCCCGTGACGCTGGTGGTCGCGCCGTCGATCAGGATCGTGCCGCCCGTCTGTGAGCCGCCCTTGATCAGAGGCGTGCCTGTGGCGACCCCGCGTGGGGTCGCTCCCAGCGGATCTCCCAGAAGGAAGGTGCCGAGTTGACCGCGCAGGCTGACCAGCCATGCGACCCACTGCTCTGCATCCGCGCGCAGCATGGGCGGCAGGGTAACATCCGCCTGCCACATCTGGCCCGAGTAGGCGAAGGCTTGGCCCGCGAAGCTGAACGGGCTGCGGCTGTAGGCCACCGCGTTGGTGGCCCTCAGTTCGATCTGGGCGATGCCTGTGTGCGTCAGCAGCGTGAGAGGATAACTGATGGCCATTATGCAAACGCGCTCCCATAGCTGCCGCCGCGCCGTTTAGCGTCTGCCACAGCCGCCTTGGCGCTTTCGGCGATCTGCGGCATCAAGGAGCGGATCTCGCTGCGGACGGTCTGCTGAACCCCGGTGGAGATGTTGATCGTCTGGTTGACCACAATGCCGCCACCGCCGCCAAGCTTGTCATTTGGGATGATCGCGCTGCTGCGGCCCGGCACCATCAACTCAGGCCCGCGCTCACCGACGATGTAAGGCTTGTTCGCCTGAGCCGTGCCGCCATCAGCCATAAAGCCAAGAGCCTTGCCAATGCCGGGGAACGCTTTGCCGAAAGCGCCAGTGATGCCGTTGACAATCTGCTGAACCACCAGAACCTCATAAAGCTTGAGGATGATGCTGCGGGCCATTTCCTTAAATGCGTCCTTAACAGACTTCGTGCCATCGACCATCGACATGAACGCGCTGGACATGGAGTCTTTGATCGACTGTCCGAGCGCCTTCATTTTTTCGATGGCCGGGTCAACCGTCTCCTTGACAGCGCCACCAGCTTTTTCAGCGGCTTCAGCCGAAGCCTCTCCAAAGATGTTGACCTCTTTGGTTCCAGCGGCGACGGCACCTTTTAGAGCATCCCACGCATCGCCAACGCCACTCCATGCTGATGCAGCATTTGAGGCAGCATTCGTGAACGCCGCATCAGCTTCTGCGGCTACTTGCCCAGCATTGACAGCAGTAGATGATGCCTTCGACATCACCTCCATGCCCAAGCCACCAAGCCTATTCGCCGCGTCTTCCAAGCCGGGTATTCCTTGCATCCCGCCGCTAAGGGAATAAAGGAATTCACCCCATTTTGTTTGAATGAAAGACAGTGCGCTAATAAAGCCTGACTTTAAGGTCAGCCAAGCGCCATTCATGCCTTCGACCGCAGCCTTCCCGCTTGCAACCATGCCACCGAAGACTGCCTTAACAAGATCCCCAAGAAGTTTCAGAGCCTCGCCAAAACCGCCAGCGCCTTCTTTTAGGTGCAGGAAAAGTTCAATTCCCTTTGCCATAAGCAGAAGGGCAGCAACGGGCAACAAGCGCATGAAGAGCGTTTTAACCGCGCCAAGAGCCGCGCCAAGCGTCATTACAGCGGCCCGCATGAGCGTCAGAGCCGTGGTATAACTTCCGGCGGAAATAGCTGAAGCAACAACTGCGGCTCTGAATGTTGCCATAGCTGCGGCAAAAGCCCCAGAAGCGCCTGTCGCCGCCAAAAGTGCAGGTACCGCGCGGAGTGCCATCACGCCTCCGAACAGGCCAAGGGCTATGATAGCCGTATCAATCTGCCCAGACATGCCGCCGAAGACAGATCCGATAGCTGAACCTGCTGCTTGGACCGATTGCGCTATCGATGTTAGCGGTTCCTCAAGAACGCCAAGAGCAGACCCAAGGCCGGAAATCTCCTTGCCAGACTTCTGAGCCACGACGCCAAGAGCCGCGATGATGGCGACTGCGGCACCGATGACAGCACCAGCCGGGCCGAAGATCTGCAAAAGCTGCGGAGCCTGCTGACCAAAGGCCTGCAAGCTATTCGTGCCGTTGGCTACCTGAACCGCGAAGTCGCCGACTTGGAAGCCAGCCTGCTGAAGCGCGCCCTTAGCCCACTTCTGGGTTGCCGTGTTGGCGAGGACAGAACCCTGCGCGAAGCTTCTCATGCTGGAGGTCGCGCCGTTGACGCTGGCAGCGGTTCTGGCAACTTGAGCCTGAACGGCCTTCAACGGCGCGGTAGCGCGGTCGATGGCCTGCAACTCAAATACGAGTCTTTCGCTCATTGTCCTCGCGCTCCTTTATGACGGCAAAGTAGGCCATCCACTCATTATACTCATCAACAGAGATTTGCTCAATCTCAGAGATGGTTTTGCCCAACCTGTCTGCCATCGCTATCAGGTTGAGCCTGAATGGATTGCCCCTTAGTTTTTTGCGTGGTCCTCAATGCTGCCAGCATTGAACACTGCGCCGAAAACCTTGGCGATGACGCCGACAGGTTCGCTCATCAAGATCGGCTTGTCTTCCAACGTGAAGGCCTTGTCACCCTTCTCGTCTTCACATTTTTCGATCAGCATTTCGACCATCGCCCCAAGGGTCGTGTTGGTCAGGAAGTCCTTGTACTTCCGCTGAACCTTTTCGATGTCCCGCGCGCTGACAGACGTGAAGAAGAGGCGAAGGGGGGTTTCCCCCTCGCCCCATTCTTCCACATCAACGAAGCCGCGCTGTTGCTCAGCCCGCTTGGCTGCGATGCGTTTTGCAAGGCTCATTAGGCAGCCGTCGCTTGGCTAAGAGCGCCAGTGCCTTGGACCGAGATCGACATCTCAACCAAGCCATCATAGGACGCCGAAATCGAGCGGCCAGTGACCAGAGCGGTCCCGGTGTAGTAGATGTCACCAGTGGTCGAACCTTCGGGGTAGAGGTTCAGCGTGACGGATGCACCGATGGTCAGAGCGCCTTGGCCCGTGGCGTCGGTCTCGTCCCACAGAACATCGATGGTCCCGGTATAGGTCGTCAGAGACGACTTATAGGTACGGGCGCTATCGCCCATCGTGGTGTCTTCAAGCGTGTCCGCCGATTCTTCAATCGAGTACGACCGAATCTCGGCAATAGCGTTGGCTCCGACTTTCACGGTGCCTTCGCTGCCAGCGTGCGTAGCCATAGCAGGAGCCTCCTTTTATCTGGCTGTTTCAACGTCGGTTAAACTGGTGACGTAACGAACAGAGAATGTCAGCGTAGCGATGCCGACAGGCTGTTCGGTTTCACCAGAGAAATCGATGCTCGTTGATGTTAGCACCGATTCCTTCGCAATGCCACCGAGCGTGAAGTCTGCTCCGATAGCTTCTTCGATCTGCACGGCGATGGCGTCAATCGCGCTATCAAGCGATGCAGTTGCATTCTCATAAACGGACACCGCGATGTCCACAGTGCGGTCCAGCGACTTCGAACCCATCGTCGCGCCCATCGTCATCAGGCCGGAGGATTCGCTGCCGATGGTCACCGTGATCGCTGGCAGCTTGGCCTGCGTCAGGGGATAGACGCGCGTGGCGTAGACCCGGCTCGACACCAGCGTGACACCAGCCGTCAGCAAGGTCACGAACTGATCGCGGATCTGCTTGCGGACGTGCGACATCACTGTTTCTCCAATTGGACCACAGTGACACCAGTGCCATCATGTATCCATGCACGCACCTTATAGGTTACGGCAGAGATTACCATCGTCTGATCTTCTGCAATCGCAGACACGTCGGATGTGCGGCAGGTC